TATAAATAATCCTACTGAAGTTTTAAGATTACAGAATTTTGACACTGAAGTTGGTGATGGTTCTTATAGTAGATTAATACAGAATGGTATGACACAATCTGCTAGTGGTAACTGGAAAAAGAAAAAAGTTAGTGCTACTCAGGCATCACAAAAAGAATTAATTGCTTGGGGTAAGACACCTCTAAAACAATCATCTGATATACCAGACTATTACAAAGACTTAGCAATGAGAATGGGAGTTAATCCTGTTGACTTAGCTAACTCACAACTACAATATGTATCAGGTGAAGAAGTAAAACAAGAAGAAGAAAAAGAAGAACATAGTGCAGAAGTAAAAGAACTTGTTTATAAATATCCTACTCGCTCACGTATAACAAGAGCTAGGATTTTTGAAGCGTTAGAGCAAATGCAGAAAAAGCATGGAGAGCAAATAGATTTATATTTAGAAAGAAAATCTACTATTGGAGTGTTTAATCCAAACACAATAGAATATAAACTTCCTTTACCAAAAGACCCTTTACTACGTCAACAGGTTATAAAAGCTAGAAAAGAAGCTGAACGTGAACGTGGTACACTAAAAACATCCATTTTTAATAAAAAAGCTCTAGTCAGACAAGACCAGTAACTGCGGTTTATTGGCTGTCCCTACAGCTAATATTACCGAGGTAACAAATGAATGAAGAAAACAACTTCGACCCCACACTAGAAATAGGCATTTCTGGTGTAGGTCTAAATGAACAGGAGACTGCCGAGGCAGTAGAAAATCAACAAGCTGCCGATATAGAAAACGGCATCAATAAAAATCTTGAAGAAGAACAACAAGTAGTAGCTCAAGAAGCTAATACTGTCGAACCTAAAGAAGGTCTTACAGCAGGCGACTATGTAAAAGATACAGGAGTTGGTCTTGTTGTAGGAGGTAGAAACGTTGCTAGTAATATTATCACCATGCCAGAAAGAGTCATTGACATGTTCAATGGAGAGATGGCAGAGGAGATGAAATCCGAAGAAGGTTACCAGACTGAATGGGACCAATTCATGTATGGTGACGGCGACCCTCTTACCACTAAAACATGGTGGGGTGCAACTGTAGCTGCTGTAACAGAAGTTGGTGGTACTATCGCTGCAACTGGTGGAGCAGGAAGAGCTATAGGTCTTGGAACTAAAGCAGCAGCAGTACTATCTGGAAAACAAAAAGGTGTACAAGCTGCTACTACTTTAGCTCAGACTATGAAAGACGGTGCTCTTATTGGTTTACGATATGACACCTTTGCTAAAAACGAAAACCAAGATAACTTAACAGGAACTTTAAAACAACATTATCCATGGCTTGATACACCACTTGCTACAGGTGAAGCAGACTCACCTGTAATGAGAAAGTTAAAGCACATTGTAGAAGGCATGGGTATAGGTGCTGTGTTTGATGCTACTTTATTTAAGATGCTTCCTGTAGCTAGGAAACTAGGACTAAAAGGTATAGCTGCCGGTAAAGCAGGAGTAGATGCTGCTGCACCAGTAGTTAAAGAAACTGCAAAAACTGTAGCTGATGCTGGAGTTACACTTGGTGGAAAGCTAGGTAAAGCAGGAAAAGAAATTGGTGATGATTTGCGAGCATTCAGAGATGACATGATTGCAACAGACCCAGCAGAATTAAATGTAGCTGGTCAAAAAGTTAGAGAAGTATTAGATACAGACCTTGATGATTTAAGAAGTAGGTTTGCTGAATATACACAGTCAAGAAGAGATAGCGTAGAAGCACAAAAAAGAGAAGAAGTTGCAGAACAATTAAAACAACCCGGAGTACGTTTTCCAAAGAATGAACCTATTGGTGATAGACACTTAGGTAACTCTACATCTAGCCATAGTGCTGCTGATGTTGATAAAGGTATACAGGCAAAGAAAAATAACTGGGGTAGTGAAGATGGTCATGTAGGTTCTATGACATCTAACACGCTAATAGAAAAATTAGCTGTTGGAACGGATACAGCAGTAGATACAATGAAGAAAATTATGGGTAACTTTAGAACCCAGAAATATGTTACTCAATTAGAAGCTACTGCTAAACAACAAGGTAAAAAGCTACAAGATGTAGTTGCAGAAAACTTAACTGTTTTTAGAGAAATTTACGAAGGTAGAGCTACAAGTGAAATATCTGACAAAGAGTTTTTTGAAAGAATTACTAGAGACAGAACACAACTTAAGGCAGCTTTTAAAGACCCTAAAACTGGTAAAGTTAGACAGATGACTATAGGTGAGTATGTAAGACCTGAATATATAAAAGCATTAGATATGGTTAATGTTTCTTTATTCAATGACATACAAGCATTAGGAGTCACTGGTAGAGAGTTAGCAGATATTACAGATATTAAAGATATAGATGGTCCAGCACACCAACTTGTAAAAAAATTAATTGCTGGTTTAAAATTAAGAAAAGAAGCAAGTGCTGAAGTATCACAACAACTTTCAGACTTTGGTCTTGGAAGAATAAAAGATGTTAAAAAAGGTAGACAAGTATCTGGTGACTTTAAAACTTATGCTCAGTTTAAGAAAGCTGTAGCAGCAAGTAAGCAAGCTGCTAGAGAAGCTAATGAAAAGGCAGTACAACAAAGTATTGACGCTTTCCGTATGGCTTTAGATTTAACTGGTGAAGAAGGCGGAGACGACTTGTTTAAGATTTTATTTGAAGGAATCTCTATGGCTGATGGAGTACATACCCTCGATGACCTTGACGTATTTATGCGTAAGAAAATGAGAGGCGGTACTTTTAAAGGTGATAAAAAACTAACCGGTGCATTCTTAAGAGAGTTTGGTACTATGTTTACTCATAGTGTCTTATCTGGTCCTAAAACACCAATCCGAGCAATCATGGGTACAGGTAGTGCAACATTTACTAGACCTATGGCTATGGCTATTGGTGGTGCAATGGGTGGTGACTTTGTTACTTCCAGAGCTGGTTTAGCTTCACTAAATGCTTTAGTACAAACAATTCCAGAATCTTTTACATTCTTTAAAAAAAGACTAAATAGTTACTGGGCTGGTGATCTTTCTACTATTAAAACTAGATATATAGAAAGAAATAAACTAGACGACCAGTGGCAGTTCTACGGACACTGGGCAGAAACAAGAGGCAATACAACAGATAAGATATTGTATCGTACCGCTAATATGATTAGAGGTTTAAATGATAGTAGTCTTCTTACATATTCTACTAAGATTATGGCTGCTACTGACGATGCTTTTAACTTAATGATTGGTAGAGCAAGAGCTAGAGAGAAAGCATTTTTAGCTACTGCTGAAAAAATGGGTAACAAGAACTTTGCAAATTTTGATGCTAAGTTTTTCCGTGACATGGAAGATAACTTTAACAGAGAAATCTTTGATGAAAACGGTATGGTTACAGATGCTATGGCTGAGTACAGTAGACAAGAAGCTACACTTACAGCTCCACTAACAGGATTTGGTAAAAACTTAGCTAAAGCATTTGATGATGCTCCATGGGCTAGACCTTTCTTCCTATTTGCAAGAACTGGTATTAATGGTCTAAACTTAACAGCAAAGCATACTCCCGGATTTAACTTCTTAGTTGACGAGTTTAACCAAATAGCTAAAGCAAAAACACCTACGCCAGAGTTACAAGCGTATGGTATTCATACTCAGCAAGATTTAATTAATGCTAAAGCTATCCAAAACGGAAGATTAGCTATGGGTACAGCAGCTATAAGTATGGCATCTATGGCATATCTTAGTGGTAACTTACATGGTAATGGACCTACAGATAGAAAGCAAAGACAAGCATGGATGGACATGGGATGGAAACCAAGAACTATAAAAATTGGTGACTTCTGGGTTAACTATGATGCCTTTGAACCTTACAACCAAATACTTGCATTAGTAGGAGATATAGGAGATCACCAACAATTAATGGGTGAAGAGTGGACAGAAGATAGTTTACTTAAATTATCTATGGCACTAGCTAATACAGCTTCTAGTAAATCTTATTTAGCTGGTATGCAGTCATTTGTAGATTTGTTTTCTGGTAAACCCGGACAACAAAATAGAATTATTGCTTCCTTAATGAATAACACAGTACCATTATCCGGTCTTAGAAATGAGATAGGTAAAGTACTTACTCCTTACACAAGAGAACTAGGTTCTGATATGGGAAGTGCTATAAGAAATAGAAACTTATTAACTGAAAATATTGCTTCAGACCCATTACCTATAAAGTATGATATCTTAACTGGTAAACCTATCAAAGACCATGACTTTGTTACTCGTATGTTTAATGCGGTATCTCCAGTCAACTTTAATTTAGATTACTCAGAAGGTAGAGAAATGTTATTTAACAGTGGGTATGATATGAGAACTTCTACATATTATGCTCCAGATGGAACAGATTTATCTGACAGTCCAAAAGTTAGATCAATGTTTCAGAAAGCTATTGGTGAACAAAACTTACTAGCTAAATTTGATGCAATGGCAAAGGAAGAATCTATAGCAGTTTCTATGGCTGAGATGGATTGGCACAGAAAAAATGGCATGAGAGATGTTGAACCTAAATCATTTCCACACTACAAACGAATTGCAAAAACGTTTGACCGAGCTAAGAAACGAGCTTGGGCAAGCCTTAAAAAAGATAACGACGTACAAAAGCTGTTACTTGAAGAAAGACAACAAAAACTAAAAAATATAAAAGCAAACAGAGGCACAATAGATAAGATTTTAGAAATGCCTAAATAATCCGCCCGTCAAATTATCCCTAAGATAAATGGCGACAAAAACTGAAGAATTTTTAACAGGAACCGGTACTACTATCGGTTTTACAACTCAATACATAAATGAATCTGACATTAAAGTCAGAGTCGATGGTGGGTCACCTCTAACCTTTATAGGTACTACAGGTACTCCTTCGACAGGACAATATAAAATAGCTGCTAACAGCACGACCATTACCTTTGGTGATAACCAGAACGGTAAAAGTCTACACATATATAGTGAAACAGACGTAAGTGGACCTACAGTAACCTTTACTCCGGGTTCATCTATAAAAGCTGCTGATCTAAATGCCATAGAAACATTAGTCAGACATGGTATTAAGGAAAGTAGAAACGAAATCGTTACACACGATATTAGAGACGGACAGGTAACATCTGACAAAATTAAAGACGGAACTATTGTTGATGCTGATATTAATGCAAGTGCAGCTATAGCACAAACTAAAATAGCAACAGGTACATTACCAAGCGGTATCCAAGTAGCCTCTGCTAATATAGTTGATGGTACTATAGTTAATGATGACATAAGTAACAGTGCAAACATAAACGGAAGTAAGATAGCTGATGCTAGTATACCAGTACAAAAAATAGCTTCTGGTACTTTACCATCAAATACTAAAATAGTTTCTGCAAACATCGAAGATGGAACTATAGTAAATGCTGACGTAAACGATAGTGCAGCAATCGCTGGTACTAAAATAACTCCAAACTTTGGTAGTCAAAACGTAGTAACAACAGGTACTGCTGGCACTGGTAACCTAACAGTTGGTGGTACTATTACTGTATCCGGGACTGTAGATGGCAGAGATGTAGCAGCCGATGGTACAAAATTAGATACTATCGAAACTGGTGCAACTGCTGACCAAACTAATGCTGAGATAAGAGCTGCTGTAGAAGCTGCTACAAACAGTAACGTATTTACAGATGCAGATCACAGCAAACTAAACGCTATAGAAGCTGGAGCTACAGCAGACCAGACTAATGCAGAAATAAAAACTGCATACGAAGCAAATGCTAATACTAACGAGTTTAGTGATGCAGAGCAGAGTAAATTAGCTGGTATAGAAACAGCAGCTACAGCCGATCAGACAGCAGGAGAAATAAAAACACTACTACAATCTGACAAACTTACTTTATCTGAAATAGATACTAGCTCTACAGATAGCAGATATTTTACAGAAACAGAACTAACAAACGGTGCTCTTGACGGTAGATACTACACAGAGACAGAAGCTGAAGCTAGATTCCTTAGACAAGACTCTTCTGAAACTATTGCTAGTGGTGCTACTTGGTCTAACTCAGACGCATTTGTAGCTACAACTGCTGCTATCAACGCTAGAATTATTGACCTTATTGACGAGGTTGGTGGTTTTACAGCTATTGCAAACCAGACAAGTTTCCCGGCAACAAACCCACAGGGAGCTACAGGACAGTCAGCTATATTAAGTATTGCAGCTACAACTGCTACTCTGACTCCAACTAATGGAACTATAACCATACCTAACGGAGCTGGTACAGGAAACACTGTTACCATTACTGGTGCGCCGACAATACCTCAAAACTTTGGATTTTTAGTAGAGTCAACATCTACAACACATACATATAGTTTTCATAGATTAGTACCTATAGCAACTCAGGTTAATACTGTTGCACAAAACATAACTAATATTGTACAAGCTGGTGCTAACGTAGCTGATATAAATAACTTTGCTGACATATATCAAATATCAGGAAGTGCTCCTACACAAAGAGCTGATGGAACTCAACTACAAGATGGTGACTTATGGTTTAACAACAGTAACGATGACTTACGTGTTTGGAACGGAAGTGCGTGGGCTATTATCACACCTTCTCAAGCTGTTCTTAATGACGTAGCTATTGTTTCTGGAGCTATAACATACTCAGAAGATTTAGGTCTTATAACTGATGCTGCATCAACAGGTAGTTCTAATGGTTCATTAGATATTGTTGCTGACGCTTTAGAAGATGAGATAACATTTACTGTTACTGCTGCTGGTGGAAAATTTTATATAGATGGAGCACAAGCTCCTGCCCTTACACTACACAAAGGTTGGACATATACGTTTGATCTAAGTGATATGTCTAACGGTAATCATCCATTACGATTCTATGCTGGTAGTTCACAGTACTCAACTAACGTAACTGTTACTGGTACTCAGGGACAATCTGGTGCAAAAATACAAATAGTTATACCAGAATCACAGCCTTCTAACTTCCAATACTATTGTACAAACCACAGTGGTATGGGTAACAGTATAACTGTTGTAGAAGACCCAATAAAAGCTGTAGCTGATATTGCAGCTAATGTTGTAACTGTTGCTGGTATATCTAGTGATGTTACAGCAGTTGCAGGGAATAACTCAAACATTACCTCGGTAGCAAACAATGCAACCAACATTAACGCCGTACAAGCTAACGCTTCTAATATCAATGCTGCTGTTAGCAACGCTTCAAATATTAATGCTGCTGTTTCCAACGCTACAAACATCAATACAGTCTCTGGTTCTATATCAGATGTAAATAGGTATGCAAATGAATACAAAATTTCTAATACTGCACCCGGAAGTCCTAGTGCTGGTGATTTATGGTTTGATGGAAGCACTAACACATTAAAGAACTATAATGGTTCTGCATGGTTAGGTATTACATCTAACTCTGGTATTCAAAACGTGGCTGATGATACATCGCCTGAACTTGCTGCTGCATTAGATTGCAATAACTTTAATCTTACTGAGGTAGGAACTGTTAGCGGAAACAACTTACAAATAGATTTCGGTACACTTTAAATGGCTAAAAAATTACAATTAAGACGTGGTACTACAACTCAGCACGGGTCATTTACTGGTGCTGAAGGCGAAGTAACTATAGATACCACAAAAGATACTGCTGTCGTACATGACGGTAGTACAGCAGGAGGAACACCTCTTGCAAAAGAAGATATGTCAAACGTATCTTCATCAAATATTGCTGGTAGGTTAAGTAATGATTCTATTGCTCCTGCAAAGATTGGAGCAGGAACTTTACCTTCAGACGTAACCGTAGCTAGTGCAAACTTAGTAGACGGTACAATAGTAAACGCAGACGTTAACGCATCTGCTGCAATAGCTGGTACTAAAATATCTCCTGACTTTGGAAGTCAAGCAGTATCTACAACTGGAACTTTAGGGTCTGGAAACTTAACTGTTACAAGTGCAAGTCCTGAAATAAATTTAGTGGACTCTGGTGACAATCCTGATTACAAAATTAGAAATCAAGACGGTACACTTAGAATTACTGATACAACTAATAACGCAGGTAGATTAGTTGTTAATACTGATGGTCATGTTGATGTACTAGGCAATCTAGACGTTGGTGCTGGTCTTGACGTAACAGGAAATATCACAGTAACAGGTACAGTTGACGGTAGAGATATAGCATCTCTAGCTAATAAAATTGATGGTATTGAAAACAATGCTACTGCTGACCAAACTGCTGCTGAAATACGTACACTTGTAGGTTCAGCATCTGACAGTAACGTGTTTACTGATGCTGACCATAGTAAGTTAGATGGTATTGAAAGCGGAGCAACAGGAGATCAAACAGCAGCAGAAATAAGAACACTTGTTGGTAACGCATCAGACAGTAATGTATTTACAGATGCTGACCACAGTAAATTAGACGGTATTGAATCTGGAGCTACAGGCGATCAGACTAATGCAGAAATTAGAGCAGCCGTAGAAGCTGCATCTGATAGTAATGTATTTACTGATGCCGACCATGATAAATTAAATAATATTGCTACTTCAGCTAATAATTATTCTCACCCTAACCACAGTGGAGAAGTAACTTCTAGTGGTGATGGTGCGACAGTTATTGCAGATAACGTAGTAGACGAAGCAAACCTAAAAGTATCTAACTCACCTACTAATGGTTACTTCTTACAAGCTCAATCTGGTAACACAGGTGGTCTTACATGGGCACAGGTAGCACAGCCTGACTTAACAAACTTAAGTGCAAGTAATTTAACATCAGGTACAATTCCAGATGCTAGATTCCCATCTACATTGCCAACAATTAATGGTACAAACTTAACTAATTTAGCTGCTTCAGCTTTGACAGGTACATTACCAGCACTTGATGGTTCTAACCTTACAAACCTTGCTTCTGCATGTACAAGAGTAAAAGTAGGTGTTCGTACTGCTGAATACGATCTTCCTCATTATAACCAAGGATATTTATCAGTACCCGGTACTGACTTGCAGTTTGCTAATACTACTGCTGACCATGTATATCTTATATATCATGGATATCAACTTAGAAGTACTAACGCTCCTACTCACACAAGGCAGAGTTACTCAGTAAATGCTTACGTTACAGGACCAAGTCATGGTGGAGTAGGTCATTACAGTATTTATACTGGTGGTTCTTGGCAAGAATATGGACCTTTTATGTCTATAAATGAAAGCCGTAATACAAACACTAAAGACTTTGCTATTAAATGTAGAGTAAACTATTACACTTCTAGTTATAGTTCAATACAAAACGTTTATCTTATGGTTATGGAGTTTAAATTATGATATATACTAGAAGAGATGGTTTGGATTCTTTAAAAGGTCCAACCGCAGTATGGTGTTGGGAACCTTTCCCTGATTATGCTGGTTTACAATGGGATGACGAAAAAATCGTAAAACCAACTGAAGCTGAAATAGATGCTGAAGTTAAAAAATTAAATGATGCAGAACCTATGAGACTTCTTAGAGTCGAAAGAACTGCAAGACTTGCAGCCTGTGATTGGAGAGCTAGTTCTGATGTAACTCTTTCAAATGCTTGGAAAACATACAGACAAGCACTAAGAGATTTACCAGCTAGTGCAACTCCTAAAGTTGATTCAGATGGTAACTTAGATATGTCATCCGTTACTTTCCCAACTGAACCTAGCTAGTGGAAATACCCACCATTAAAATACCACCCATACAAAAAATAGAAACAATATCTATACCTTTACCTACAGCAGACGTACCATCATACATACCTATGGTGGTACCGCCTAGCGATTTAGAAGCTCCTGAGGGAGTACAGGCAGAGGCAAAAGATGAACCAGAGGCAGGATTAAGAAAAGTAGACATACCGTTTACAGATTTTAAAATGCCTGTCCCGGAAAACGAAATTTTAGTAACGGCTGGAACAACTGCGGTTGTTTCTGTAGCAGCCACCCTCACAGCTACAGCAGCATTTAAGTGGGCGGTTACTGCAATGAAACCAATACTAAAAACAGCATGGAAGAAGTTAAGCCGATTAAAGGACAACCAAAAAGTTTCCTAAAAAGACTAAAAGAAGGTGTAGATGACCATGAAGAACAGATGGCAGTGCTTGGCGCAGCAGTGCGTTTAGGCGTAGTTATCTGGTCAGGTTTTATTATTACCTTAAGTTATGTCGAATTGCCAATGATTAAAAAGTCAGCTACAGCAGGCGATATCACGTTCGTAGCCTCGATTTTTACGGGCGCACTTGCCACGTTCGGGCTGTCTACGGGAAATGGTAACGGTAAAAATAAAGACAAAGAAAAGCCTAAAGCATAATGCAAAAAAGACACCCAGAAACCGAGTATTGGATAGAATCCAAACTTGACAAAGAAATGATGGATTATCTTTGGTCACAAATAAAATTGGCTAAAAGAAATCATAAAGATAAATTAGTTGGTCATTTAACAAGTAGTTTAACATTACCAGATACAGAAGGTAAATTAAATGATTGTGTAGTAAATATTGCAAAGCATTTATACAATGGTTTTTATGCACCACAACTTGACCAAGGACTGTTATCATTAAAACATTTATGGGTTAACTTCCAAAAAAAATATGATTTTAACCCTGTACATAACCATAACGGTGCTTTAAGTTTTGTTATATGGATGAAAATACCATATAAATATAAAGATGAAATTAATACAGCTCGAACTAAAGGTATAGCTGAAGACTGTGTAAGTGGATGCTTTCAATTCTTATTTACATCAATGTTAGGACAAATTATTAAGCATAATTATTTTTTAGACACTTCATATGAAGGTACAATATTAGTTTTTCCTGCACAGATGAATCACACAGTTTATCCATTTTTTACGAGCGACGAAGATAGAATATCCATTTCAGGAAACATTTTATGACCACCCAAGTTTTCGATAACTATTTTTCTTTAGACTATTTTTACAGTCTTAAGAATAAAGTAATGGAAGAAAATTTTAAATGGACTTTTGGGACAAAACTAAATCATAATCAAATAAATAATAACGACACATATTTTGTTCATAATATTTATCAAAATCATATACCACTAACAGTTTTATGGGAAGATATAGATTACATTCTAAATGAACATTTACATGCAAGAGGTGTTTTACGTGCAAAAGCTAATTTGTATTTAAAAACTCCAGAAATAGTAGAACATGCTAAACATGTAGATTTTGATATTCCTCATAAAGGAGCAATTATATACTTAAATACATGTGATGGTTTTACTAGACTAGATGACGGAACAAAAATAGAAAGTGTAGAAAATAGATTATTATTGTTTGACTCAAGTAAACCCCATAACTCCACTAGCACTACCAATGCTATAGGTAGGTACAATATAAACATTAATTACGTATGAAGAAATTTATTCTTTTATTAGCGTTGTTATCACCCGGCATAGCTAGAGCCAATACTGTCACTCCCCAGTTTACTTCAGGGAGTATGAACTCAACGACCACTACCACTCAAACTATAGTGGAGACGGAGCAACGCCAAGTATGGGGTGCTGCCGTAAATACGTGGTCAGGAAATAATGTAACTGCATCTGGAAACTTAGCAGACTCAGCTACAA